TTAGAGAGTAAAACCAAGTACAAAGAACAAGCGTCTATATGTTATAAAGGACATATTTTTAAAAGCATAGAAGAGCGTAACATAGTAACTAATGCATATATACCAGATTGGAAGGTAGAAAACTTTTCTAATCGTGATCAGTACTATACTACATTGTTGTCTGTACTAAGTGATTTTGCTAATAATAAACGGCTGTCTATCTAGCAGTTAAGTACCCTATCTTATACTATTCCGCTCTGTCTGAGCGTATCTCCGCTTGACAACGTAATGGAGGTGTACTTGCGTACATATTATGTGTAATATTGTGTTAGAAGGGCGTTAAAGGCCTGCAAATACCGTCATTGCACCAAATGTAATAGGATGGCCACAAGAGGTAGCACTACCTACAACAGTGACAGGCTTACCTTCAGCCCTTACGGTTGCTGAACCAGTTAATACAACGGAAGTAGTATGAGGTGGTTCGCCGTGTGGCGCCACAACATCACTAATAACACTCATAGGCATACCTTCTACAAATACTGTTAAAGCACCTGTATTAACAATTAGGGCACATGCTGTACCACTTTTCATTACTCCGCATGTATTTGGCATAGTATTATTTATCTTTTACGAATCTGTGTCTTGTAATAGGCTCAAATAGTCTGTTGAGCTATTTTCTAATGCGGTGTCTATTGATAAGTATTGCTCTCTTAGAATAAATACTTCGTCTGACTTGCTAGTAAAAGTATATGGTACTACTGCTATGCTATCCTCAGAAACAACTACCAATCTAGGTTTTTGTAATGTTAAAGTTAAACTTTTTTCATCAAAACCCTTTAAAGTCGCTATTAATTCAATACCTGCTGTTGTTTTTACGGATACAACTTTTCCTAAACTTTCTGTTAATATTTTTGTGTACATTATAAACTAAATCCTTTAAATGTGTCGCCATCTACGTCTTGTTTGGTACCACCAATAACGTAAGATGATATTTCTGTCTCTTGTGGTGCAACTTGAACTGAACCACCTGTAATCCATGCTTGGGTCCAAGGTAATGGATTGGTACCACTATTATATATCGATTCTAAGTTTACTGCTCTCATTCTTTTGGCGGCTATAAACTCTACATATTGCTTTAATAGTTCTGCATTAAGTCCAATAATACTTCCATCTTTAAACAAGTAATCGGCCCATTGTTTTTCCTGCTCAACAGCATCTATAAACATTTGCTTACACTCTTCTTTAGTCTCTTGTTGTATTTTAGCAAAATCAGTATCGTCTTTAGGCAAGAATTTAAGCATTTGCTGAGTACTTGCTAAATGAACGTTCTCGTCTCTAGCAATTAATTTAATAATTTTTGCATTGCCTTCCATTCTTTTAAGTTCTGCAAAAGCCCAACTACATGCAAATGATACATAAAAACGTACACCTTCTAATATGTTTACACTCATAAGTGCTAGGTATATTCTTTTTTTGTGTTCGTATTCATCATACGTTTTATAACCTTTATCTCGTAATAGGTTGTACTCAATAAGTCTATCGTAATTTACTGTAATACTGTCTGCACAATCTACTATCTCTTGTATGTCCAGCATTTCATCGAAAACCTTGCTTGGGTCAGGATATACATTTCTAATAATGTGCGTATAACTTCTACTGTGAATTGTTTCACTAAATGCCCATGTCTCAATCCAGGTTTCTAATTCCGGGAGACTTACTATAGGCAGAAAAGCCAAATTAGGGGAGCGACCTTGTACACTATCAAGTATAATCTGTCGCTTTAAGTTACTTGTAAAAATATGTCTTTCATGATCTGTTAGATTTTTAAAATCAGTAGAATCTTTAGTAATATCTACTTCTTCAGGTCTCCAAAAGAAACCTAACTGCTTATCAGTAAGTTTATCAAACTGCTTATATTTTAATGTGTCATATCTTTGTACCACAGGACCGCCTGAAGGATCTAAAAACATTTTTGCTTTAGTATGGTGTGTTTTACTTTTTGTATTTAGTACCGTCATTTTTTTAATTTCCGCCTCTGGTTCTGTTTAGTGCTGGTCTCTGACCGTTCTTTTGCGTATAGTATGCTATTAAATCTTCTTCGTCTACACTATAGGTAGAAAAAGTTTTGGATATCTTTGTTCCTATGATATTAGTATAAGAAAATTCTTCTGCATGACTTTGTTTTCCCCATAATTCCATTCTGATATCAGTTTCTGCCATTTGCTGTATAATATAGTCTGCATTCTTAAGGCCTGTAGGACTACCTGGATTATGCAATCTGTGTTCTCCCCATCTCTTTTTGATGGACTTTCCATATTTACCAATGTAAATTACTTCTTGTTTTTTGTTGGTATCGTTTATAAGTACCCAGCAATATACTCCTGACGTTACTTCACTTGCAAATGGTGTAAGAGTGCTACTTATTTTACCATCAACAACATCTACATCACCTGCCTTAGTAAAGCCTAATCTTTGTAATTCTTGACTTGTCATATTTTACAACTCTCACAATCTTCATCGTCTATTTCACTTAATGCTAACTGGTCAGTTGCATCATCTTTGTTTATATCTATCTCGCCTTGTCCATCAAATGTGTTATTGTAATATAACTGTTTGCCACCATATTTATAAAACATCAGTATATCTTGTATTAATACCGACATAGGTACTTTTTCATCTTCATAGTGTTCTGGGTTATAACTTGTATTAACACTTATGCCTTGGTCAATATACTTTTGTAATACTGCCATAATTTTTAAATAACCCTGTGGGCTCTTTTGTTCCCATAGTAAGTCATATTTGTTTTTATAGTAAGGGTATCCAGGCACTACTTGTTTAAGTACTCCATGTTTACTTTGTTTAATACTTACATAACTACGTGGTGGCTCTATTCCATTAGTGCTGTTACTTATCTGTGCCGACGTTTCTGCTGGCATTAATGCCATTAAAGTAGAGTTTCTTATACCATATTCTTTTAAACTTGCTCTAAGTCCTTTCCAGTCCATACGTTCTCGATGCTTAACTAATTCGTCAACGTCTGTTTTATATGTTTGGTTAGGGGTAATACCTATTCCATATTTTGTTTCCATGTTTAATGTACATGCACCTTTTTCTCTTGCCAATTCATTACTTGCATTTATAAGTCCATAACTCCAAGCCTCTGCCCACTCATCTACTAATGCTAAGTTAGGGTTTTGATAGTTAGTATCGTTCTTTGCTAACCAATATGCAAAATTAATAATGCCAACACCTAATGGACGTCTATTCATTGTGCTAATTTCAGCCGCAATAACTGGATATTCCTGATAGTCTAAAAGTTCATCTAATGCTCTTACGGCTAAGTTACATACTTTTTTGCATTTCAGTAAGGTCTTTAATTACTCCCCAATTGATTGCACTTAATGTACACAAACTAATTTCACCTTCTTCATCGTTAATGTCACTTAACGGTTTAGTAGGTAAATTAATCTCACAACATAAATTACTTTGTTTAATAGGTGCTAGTTTTTCATCAAATGAGCCATGTGTGTTTGCATGGTCTACATTCATTAAGTAAATTCTACCTGTGTCTTTTCTTTCTGTTACAAAAGCACTAAAGAGATCAATTGCTTTAATAGATTTCTTTCTGATGCTTGTTTTACGCTCTGCTTGTTCATATAACTCTTTAAACTTGTCTTGATCATTAAAGAAGCAGTCATATAGTCCTGGCACATCTTGAGGACTAAACAACGTAATGTTGCCACCAGTGATCAGTCTTTCGTACATTAGTTTATTAAACTGCACACCATAGTCCATATGACGTACTCTGTTATCTTCTGTACCTTTATTATTCTTTAATACTAATAGATCTTCAACTTCTAAATGCCAAATAGGATAGTATAATGTTGCCGCTCCGCCCCTTACTCCACCTTGTGAGCATGACTTAACTGCTGACTGGAACATTTTATAGAAAGGAATAACACCTGTATGCGTTGCATCTCCACTCCTAATTTTAGAACCAACAGCTCTAATACTTCCAGCACCTATCCCAATACCTGCCTTCTGGCTAACGTACTTAACAATAGCACTACTTGTAGCATTAATGCTGTCTAAACTATCATCTGTTTCTATTAACACACAAGAGCTGAACTGTCTTTGTGGAGTTCTAACTCCTGCCATTACTGGCGTAGGCAAGGAAATTTTAAAAGTACTGATAGCATCATAGTAATCTTTAACATACTTAATTCTTGTTTCTGCTGGGTACTTGTTAAACAATGTAGCCGCAATCATCATGTATGCTACTTGTGGTGTTTCAAATATCTCACCACTTGCTCTGTTTTGTACTAGGTACTTGCCACGGAATTGTTCCATAGCCGCATAAGTTAATACTTCATCACGCTCGTGCTTGATGTGATCGTTTAACTCGTTAATCTCGTCTTTAGTATAAAGCTCTGTGAACTCTGCATCATAAAACCCTGCATCTATGTTTTTTTGTATTATGTCACAAAGACAAGGAGGTGTAAAACTATCGTATACCATTTTACGCAAATGATAATTGATTAGCCTACCTGCTACATATTGATAGTTTGGTGCATCTTCGCTGATAAGGTCAGCGGCACTTTTAATAAGGGTTTCTTGGATGTCTTCTGTGGCTATACTTTCAAAGAATTGAATTTGTGAATGTATCTCAACTTCTGAAGCACTTACGCCTGAAATATCTTCACATGCATACATTACAACTTTGTGTAATTTGTCTATGTCTAAATCTTCAAGGGTGCCGTCGCGTTTTTGTACCTGCATGTGTGTAAAATCCTAAAATTTCTCTTGTTGTAAAGTTATATTTATCGTAGGATAATTGTACTATATAACTATACTAAAGTCAATAAGAAAGTTTTTTTATATCTATTTTATGAGTTTGAAATATAGTTGAATTCTCTTTAACAAAATCCCAACTAACAATATCTCCAGGTGTAAAGTTGTAAACTTTATCTTCGTTAAGAAGCACTATACCTGATTCTCCCGTTATGTTATTACTTATCACTGGAAACAATAACTCATCACAAGTAATGAATCCTTTATTAATTAGTGTCGCTGTGAGTATTAAAGTAACACCACTATAGCACAAATACCCTTCACTTACTATTTCAAAGGGGGTAGGCCAATTTTTAGGGGTATAGTAGTCTAGGTATCTAGAAAGTAGTTTTATATCTGAAAATTCGCTTACTAAATCTTGAACAGATGAAAAGTCTTTTTGCCTAACTTCTCTCCATACATTTAATCTATCTTGTGAGCTATGAGTCTTTAAAAACATCAATCATTATGATAAAGGTGCATTCCATTTTCTTACAAGGTATTTCATGTTGCAGGATTGGTTTACACTACTGATTGCCGTGACTGTTAATACACTACTAACCACATTTGCTGTAAACTGAACGTTTCCTGTTACAGAGCCAACTGCTTTATCAGTACCCATATCTTGTATAACTACGTCTGCTGGATTGCCTGAGCCATAATCATAACTTGATAACTGTAGTAACCCTACTTTTCTATATAAGTTTGCACCACTTCTGAAGTCTATGGAATAGTCAATTACAAACGTGTCGTATGTTGACATGTTAAATGTTTTAATATTTGTGTTCGCACTTGCTGGTACACTTGCTGTTTCGGTTGTATCATATCCTACGTCTGGTAACCCACTAGAGGCACCTTCGGCTGTTTGTAGTTGAATATTATTTTTAACATTAGTTAATCCTTTTGAATTAACAGTTAAACTGCCTAATCCACCTGCGCCAGGTGTATTATATATACTATATTCAAAGTATAGTTTATTTACTAGTGTAGAGAAGTTTCTGGCTTCTTCATTACTATTAAATGTTATCTCTGTGCCTTCAGTATTAGTATTTAAACTGTAACTGCCTATAGCAGATTTTACTGTAGCATTACTTGTATACTCTTGATTCGTGTCTACTGAAACAAATAAGTTAAGAGCTGGATCAATCATTGCTTCATATAAGAAAACTTCTAGTTTTGCCTTTGTGCTGTCATCGTCTGTATATGATTTTGCTGTTAAATTAAGTCTTGATAATGTACTTCCACTCTCATGTAATGTAAAGTCTAATGGTGTACTACTTTGTGAGGACTTATGCGTAAAGTAAACTTTAGTAGAGGATAGTTGACTACCTGTACTAGCATCATACTCTGGCAACAAGTTTAAACTTTGCCATGGTGTGATTGTTGTAGCACCTGTTGTTATATTTCCTCTGTTATTAATAATACCAGTTACTGTAGACAATGCTGTTGTTACATTACCACTACTAGGTGCACCTGATAAGTCAAACTGTAAAATTCTTGTATGAGCTAATGTACCTGATGCGGCTGGAGAACTTCCTGCTGTATAAGTAAAATGAGTTGCGTTAGCGGCCGTTATTGCATATACTCCGTCAACTGCGGCATCACTTCCACCTGTTACATAAACTCTATTGTAGTTGTTTGCTGTTGTTACATAATTATTATTTGCATCAGTATAAGCAACTGTGACTGTTGTGCCTGAAGCGGCAAACGTGGCACCTGATACCTTTTCGCTTGTTCTACTTACTAAGAAATTCGTTAATCCTAATGTTGTTACTGCGGCTGTACTTGTTGAAATTACTGCTGTATGCTTATGTTGTAACCCAATATAGCCTGTGCCTGTTGTTGCATTAACTAATATTAAGTCTGTAGGTATTTGTAAAAATGTTGGTATGCTTTGCTTATCATAAAAATTAGTTAGAGTAGCATAACCAGGCTTAATGTTTGCATCACTAGTACTTGCACCATCTAATGCTCTTATAACAGCAGAATTACCATAATATGTAATACCTATGTCATCGCTTGTTAGTGGTGTTGTTTTAAGTGTAATTATATGATCACTTCCTAAACTAGTACCAGCCGCGAATATATAATCCTCTACAGTAAGATTTCCTGCACTTGCTGTATTGTTACCTGTTAGTTTTAACCCATTTTTTACAACAGTTAAATCGTCAGCATCAAAGGCTGTTCCTGATTCTATACTTGTAACATTACCAGCACCAACTGTAGCTCTAAATACATCTCTTGCACTAACTGTTGCACTTACATCACTATTAGGATTGTAAGTGAAAGCCTTTGCTGTACCGTCTAATCCGTCTAGGCTTGTATTATATCTTCTGTGTGGTACAGTAAACTGAATAATTTGGTTGTTTGCAATACTGTCTACAACTTGTTTTGCATTATCCGTATTTTCGTATATGACAGTTTTATTTGTACTTGATGTACTTTCATCTCCACCAATGAAAACCTGCCTGCTATCTGTGGCTAATCCTATTTCCCCAGAGCGAAGTGGTTGAGGTAAATCTTGTTTTAACCCTCTACGATTTTGTATCCTTGATACTACTACTGTGTTATTACTTGTTGCCATACTAAATAAGTCTCCTATTACCTAGTATTTATCATTTTTAGGAAACTTTATGAAACCTTTGCGTAATAGTCTGCTAGTCTATCAGACCATTTATTGCAGTATTCGTCAAACTCGTCTCCTTTAATAGAAAATTCTGCAAATTTGCCTTCTCTATCTACCATTAGTATAACTACTTTACGAATTTCTGTGCCCATCATCTCATTGTGTGCTAATGCGTATGCACAACCTTGCATGAAGTAATCCTCAATCCACTCACGTTTCTTGATCTTCTTAGCCGTTTTAAAGTCAATAATAGCATCTTCGCCTTCGTATATACCAATAGCATCTGATGTGCCTGCATAAAGCCCTGCCGCTATCAATCCTACTTCAACACCCCATAGTTCATCTACTTTACTAAGACCGTTTTCAATCATCTCTGTGGTCATTGTTTTAGCAAGTACACTGACATGATTATTACCAAATGTGTCCCATTCCTCTTGTAATATATATTTTTCTATTGCATTATGTACTTTAGTACCTAATCCTGCGGCTTCTTTGCTGACTCTATTTGCTTCAGCATCACCTACACGTTTACGCCAGTTAAGTAATGCAGTTTTATCACCTGTTTCACTTAGTACTGTGGTTACACTTGGTACTGGAATACTGTCGTCACCAACGTATTGTCTTTTACCGTTTGATTGAGTTTCTCGTCGTAGGGAGGGGTATTCGAATTTGTTTTTTAGCATTAATTGTTTTAAGTTGTTCGTTATAATTCTATTTACCAGGAAACGTTCCAAGTAATAGTATTATTTGAACTAGAATTTGTTAAAATGGAAACTCCATAGCCTAAGTCTGTGAAGTACTTTTTAACATAATTGAGTTGATCTAGTTTTGTGGGGTCGGTTGTTGTGCCATTCCAAACGTTGTAATACACATTACTGTTTGTCATAGTTGAGCTTGATACTACGTTAGCATATAAAACACCAGCATCTATGTTTGAAAAAACTTTGGATTCTATAGTTTTTATTTCACCATGAATAACAACGTTATTTCTACTGTTAGCTCTTGCCTGTGTTGCATTTACAAATATATTAGCCATTCTATAAATCCGCTTTAATATCGCTTAGTGCTTGGTTACCTGCCATTGCACCTACATCTACTGAGGGTTCTTCTTCTGTGTCTATGTCTGCACCTAATTCATCTTTTGGTACAATAGTAGTGTCGTCTATACTACTGGACCAGCCACTTTGATCAACTGCAAGTTTTAATTGGTCTATACTAATATCTGTATATCCATTCTTGCTTAAAATGTGTATGAATTTTTTTGTAGATACCTTTTTGATATCTCTTTTCATTGCTATAGCCAATATATCTTGGACTTTTGCTAGTAAACTAGAAGCAAAGTCGCTTGTATTTTCTTTTGCTATAACCTCATTAATGAGCATGTATTAGACCTCAACAGGCGCTCTACCTAATGGCTCATTTTCAGGACCTGCCGCGGCTGGTTCATTAATATCCATTTCAGGTTCTGGCATTTCCATGTCGTCTATTGGACTATCTGCACCCATTGGCATATCATCTATGGTTCCCATGTCGTCTCCGGCCATGCCCATATCTACACCTGTAATATTTCCTACTAAACCATTAACACCATCTTTTGCCTGTTTGGCACTTTCTAATGCTGAGTTTAATACACTTTCTGCAGAGTCTTTAAATTCACTTGCCTTTTCAGCACCAAATTCGCCAACCATTTGATCTGCTATAGCAGGTAAATCTTCGTTTACCATTCTACCAAGTCTCTCAACGTGATCTTGAATATCATCTGCTAATGCTCTAACAGCCATAACAACTTCTGCTTCTTCAACTGATTCTACTTCTTCTGCTAACATGTCAGTTATAATGTCATCAAACATACTTTCTTTAGCATCTTCTCTTTTCTTCATTGCCGATTTAATTGCTTTATCTCTTGACGCCATGTAATCATCTGAATCAATGTCTCCGTCTCCATCATGATCTTTGCCTTTATTTTCAAAAGCAATCTGTCCGCCAAAGTATCTAATACCTGATTCTACTTTATCTTCTTCTAAACCGTTTAGGAATCCAACAACTGTATCTCTACTTTTACCTGAAACTTCTGCAAACATATTTAATTTTTCTTCTATTGCGTCATAACTAGTTAAATCTTTAAGCTCAACTCCACATTCTTTTGCAAGTTCACTTAAAAGTTTTTCGTTTAAATCTGTATTAGGACCTTCTACTACTAATTCTTCTAATGATTCGTTATTTGATCTACATGAGGACTCGTATTGTTGTGCCGCTGATAATATTATAGGAAGTATTGTAGCGTCATCATATGCATGTGGCATTTCTCTACTGTCATTGCCGCATCTTGATACTGCCTCTTCCGTAGTGTATCCGCTGTCCATTAATTCTTGGACTCGTGCTTTAATAGTTTCTTTTAAACCTAGGAATGCTTCTGATTCAGCATACATGCCTTCACTAATCATTGTTTTCATAATATCTTTAATTCCAAGATATTTTGCATACTCTGGTTCTAACTGAAAATTCTTACTACTATCTTTTAATTTAATGATCGCCATATTTGACATTTCAATAATTTTTTCAATCTTACCTTTCTTTGGGAAAGATGTTTTGATAGTCATACCAAATTCTTCACTTAATACTTTATTAATTTTGTTAATTTTTGTCTGACCCTGTGGGTTAAAATCTCTTATAAACATGGTTTTTTCCTACGTATATGTTCGCTATAGTCTTATTTATCATTTATTAATAATTTTAAGACTAATAGTATGACATTTGTGTTTTGGCTTCTCTTACAAATTGCAGACTATCTGCCATTCTTACACCAGCAGTAAATACTTTTACTTTATCCTCACTTGTCTTTATTGTATACTTATAAAATTGTATATCATTAAAGTGTTTATGATAAAGATCTATGTGTCTTTGTATGTGTCGTGGGTTCTGATGTTCCTTTTGACTATTTAAATTCTTGCAATACTTATTTGCCATATTTAAAAAGGGAATATCCTGTACAAATACTAATTTAGTAGCATAGTTAAAAATGTTATATCCAGCATCTGATTTTTTAACAATAAAAATTCCACGTTTTGCAACATTAGACGCTAATCCATCTAACTTCTTTGCTATGTCTTTGTTATTATAGTTTCGTTTTCTGCGGGTATATTTTGTAGCCAACTTGTTCACCTTGTGTAATTTTTTGTAGAATATCTTTTTTATAAAGCTCTTCTGCTATATATTGTTCTCTTTCGTTTAATGTATTTACACTTAGGAAGCCCGTTAAATCAACTTTATTGAAAACCTTTGATTCTAAACTGCTTATAAAGTTTAGATACTTATTTTTGTCTTTAACTGTCTTCATCTTCTTGCTTTGCCTTCTTCTTTTTGGGCTTAGATTTCTTTGTTGCATAAATGCTAGGGTTCGGACGTTTAATAACGGAACCGGAACCCATTGGACTAACAAATCCTGCAATGCTACCAGAGCCTGTTGCTCCTGCTGATGCGGACTCATGTACTATCTCTGAAATCTTCATAACACTATTTATCTACGTTAGGTAAATATTTAATGCGGCAATAATATCTTTTGCAATATTACTATGTGTTTTAGGCCCAAAGTGCATCATATCTCTTGCAAAATCTATAGCAGTTGCTATTCTGGCTGTACTCTGTTTAATAACTAAAGGTATATTGTGTTCTAAACAAAATAATTTTATTGTATTGGTTGCAAGTATATCTCTTTTAAAATTATTTTCTTGTGTTTGCATATTGTGTTCATATAATTTAGATCTATAATTATCTACATAACCTTGAAGCCCACTATCTAGTTTATTCTGTATTACATCCTTATCGTCAGTTTCGTACAACTTAAAGGCTTCTGCAACTGTGGAATCATAAGATTCTAGCTCTCTTAAATGATTGTCAGTATAGAAATTTGATTCAGCCATAATATCATTGTGCAAATCAGTCATTCTTAAATGTCCACTATGGTAATTAAACATTGTTTCCCTACCTGGCGGAGGTGTATATACAACTACTGCTTTAATAAGGCTAGGGTCTAGTTCTTTCTCTATAAACAATGAAAGATATAATGCTGTTAAGTCTAGGCCTCTTCCAGGCATACCTAAATTATAATTTTCTAATTCAAAATGATTTGCAACCTTTTGTGCAAATGTTTGGTTATTTTTTAAACCTACACCAAATGCAAAACTGCAACCTAATGTTAATATTCCTGGTCTACCCTCTTTTTCAAATTCAACACTTCTAAATCCATGCTTATTTAAATTATATGTCAACTCTGCGGGTGTACCATCATTGTTTACCCAACCTAGTTTGTGCATAAGAGACTTCATATCGCTATCTTGCATATTATTTTCATAATGTTCTCGTGAATCTGTAGGAAACCAATTCACCGATTTGGAATATTTACTGTCTTTGGTTAGTTCATTTGTATCTTCATTAAGATGGTATCCCTGTAAACACAGATTCATGGCATGTCTCATGCTACCAATATCTATATCGTAATGTCCGGGAGATTCTTGTGAGATTTTTTGTATGTGTATTTTGCCAAAATTAGCATTTTCTAATACTTGTTCTAAATGTTTAGGAATTTCATAAAAACTTTTTGAATAACCACCTAGATTTTCTTCAAAAAGAGAACTTAGTTTCCTACCATATTTACTCATAGTATTACTTATTTAGATTTTTTTCTACCAGCCTTCATATTGGCCATCCAGTGAGCCATTCTTTGCTTTTCGCCTGTGCTGTTCTTTGCTGTTTTACGCAAACTGCTTACACTTGCTTTTGTGTTTACGCCGCTACGTTTTGCTAGGCCCTTGCGACCTGGCTTCTTACCGTCTTTAAAGTTTTCTACTACATCCTTCTCTAATTGTTCTATAGGCCAACTAATATAACTGTTACCATTTTCGTCACCTATCTCAATCACAAACACACTAGGAGTATCTGAGCCTTCGTCCTCGCCTACTTCC